ACAAGAAGATAATAAAAATATAGCACCTGGTAATTGGCAAGATATACCAGCAGTAGCAACAACGACTTGGACAGTACAATAAATGGCAACAAAGAAATTTTCAGAACTAACAACAACAAGCACACCTAGTAGTAGTGCTTTGTTTGCAATTACTGACTCAAACACATCTGTAGCGGTAACTCTTGCAAATGTTGCAGCAAATATGCCTGATTTGACAGCTACAACTGTTACATCTTCAGGAGCATTAAGTGTTTCAGGAAATGCTACTTTTACAGGTGATGTGACTATATCAGGTGATGATTTATTCATGTCTACCAATACAAGTGGAGCAGCTTTAATTGCAGATGGCACAAACTTTAACCCTGTGGTTATTTCAGGCGATATAGCAATAGCAACCAATGGCGCAGTAACGATACAAGCAGATGCTGTTGAAGCTGGTATGCTCAATGACAATGTTATTTCAGGTCAAACAGAATTATCATCAGGTGTTGCAGACGCTGATGAGCTTTTGATTTCAGATGCAGGTACTTTGAAAAGAGTTGGTCTTGATACAGCAAAAAGTTATTTTGCATCAACACCTACTGCAATAACAGTTGCAGATGAGTCGTCAGACACTTCTTGTTTTCCTCTTTTTGTCACAGCAGCGACTGGCGACTTAGGGCCAAAGACAGCATCAGGATTGACTTTTAATTCAAGCACAGATGTATTATCAGGTACATTTTCAGGAAATATTACAGGAAACGTCACAGGAAATGTAAGTGGCACATCAGGTTCTACCACAGGCAACGCAGCAACAGCAACAGCTTTGGCAACTGCACGAAATATTGGTGGTGTTTCTTTCGATGGTACAGCAAACATTGATCTCCCTGGTGTAAACTCAGCAGGAAATCAAAACACAAGTGGCACAGCAGCAACCGCAACTACATCGACAAATGTTACTGTAGCTGATGAGTCATCTGATACCACCTGCTTTCCTTTGTTTGTAACTGCAGCAACAGGTGATCTTGCTCCTAAATCAGGAAGCAATCTTGCCTTCAACTCAAGTTCAGGTGTTCTTACAGCAACTGGATTTGCAGGAGATTTGACAGGAGATGTAACAGGTAACGCATCAGGTAGTTCAGGCTCTTGTACAGGAAACTCGGCTACAGCAACAACTTCCACGAATGTGACAGTTGCTGATGAAAGTAGCGATACAACCTGTTTCCCATTATTCGTTACAGCAGCAACAGGAGATTTAGCACCTAAGTCAGGCTCAAATCTTGCATTTAATTCGAGTAGTGGAGTTTTGACTGCCACAGGATTTGCTGGAGATATTACAGGTAATGTCACAGGCAATACTTCAGGCTCATCAGGTTCGTGTACAGGAAATTCAGCAACAGCTACAGCATTAGAGACTGCAAGAAATATAGGTGGAGTATCATTTGACGGCACTGGAAATATAGATTTACCTGGAGTTAATAGTGCTGGAAACCAAAACACATCAGGAAATGCTGCTGGATTATCAGCAACGCTAGCCGTTGGAAGTGGAGGTACTGGAGCAACAAGTTTAACTGCAAATGGAGTAATTATTGGCAATGGAACATCTGCTCTTACATCAGTTGATCTATCTACCAAAGGAAAAATATTAGTAGGTGATGGTAGTGGCAATCCACAAGCATTAGCTGTTGGCACAAATACTCATGTATTAACAGCAGATTCATCAGAAGCAACTGGTGTCAAATGGGCAGCAGCAGCAGGAGGAGGTGGTGGATTAGCAGTTGTTACAGCAGTAAATCAATATAATAGCTCAAGTCCTTATGCAAGTTTTTTATATACAGGATTTAATTCAGATTATGATAATTATTTAGTTTTAGTTCATGCTATTTCACTTGCTGGAGATGGAGATGTAGAATTTCAATGGTTAGATGACGGGAGTGCAGTAACAGGTGGTGGTTATAGAGTTGCTTTAAATGGAATAGATAGTGTTGGAACAGATAGACAATTAAGTTCTAATAATGAAGCTGACCCAAGAATATTCGATGATTTGAAAGGTGGCGATGATAGCCCTTTTTCAGGATTTATGTATATGCAACTTGGTAGAGGTGGTCGTTGGGATAGCGATAGTTCTGATTCTGAGGGTGATGTTAGACCAATGGTTACTTGTGATTTTGTAGGAAAAGATCATTCAAATTTTTGCAGGTCAGTCCATGGTGGGTGGTATTATGACACTGCTGCTGGTAACACAATGAATGGTTTTAAATTAATATTTGGTGGTGGTGGCGCTAACAAAGTTTGTTTAACAGTTTATGGAGTTGTAAGGAGTTAATATGGCTAAAGTTTTAGTAAGTAATAATAGTGGTGTAACAGAAAGAGATGAAACTAATTCAGAAAAAACTCATAGAGAAACTATGGATATAGCTACTGTTGCAAGAAGATATAAAACATACAGAACATCAGGATATTATGATGAGTCTAACAATCAAGAAACAAAGACTACCTACGGACTTATAGGTGATCAATTAGATATGCTTTATAGAGATATTCATGCAGGTAAATTTGGAGATAATGCAAAAACTGGAGAATGGTATCTTAATACTAAAGCAACAAAAGACAACAATCCGAAGGAGTAAATAATGGGATTAGAAACAGGTACATTTATAGACAGTCTGAATAGTTCAAATCCAGGCGCAGGAGACCCTGTTAATGAGGGCGATGATCACATTAGATTAATAAAATCTACTGTCAAAGCTACATTTCCGTCATTGTCAGGAGCTGTTACATCTACACATACAGAATTAAATTTATTAGATGGGGTAACTGCAAATACGACTGAGTTGAACTATGTAGATATCACAACACTTGGAACAGCAGAAGCCTCAAAAGCGTTGGTTGTTGATGCGAACAAAGATATTACAGGTATTAGAAACCTTACAGTATCA